CCAGATGGTAAATTGAAAATAGGAGGTAATAGATTTTCAACTTCAGTAGGAGGAACATTGACTGGTTTTCATGGGCATATATTGATTGTTGACGATCCTTTAGATCCAAATAGATCAGCTAGTGAGGTTGAAATAAATAAAGCTAACAGATGGATTGACCAAACTTTATCAACGCGTAAGGTTGACAAGCAAGTCGCCCCAACAGTCCTAATAATGCAAAGGTTACACCAAAACGATCCTTCAGGACATATTCTTTCTAAAAAGAAGAACATTCAACATATTTGCATTCCTGGGGAGATACTAAGTGAAGGGTTTAAAGAAAAAGTCAATCCCCCTGAATTGATTAAGTATTACAATGATGGTTTGATGGACCCAGTTAGAATGCCTTTAGAAGTTCTGAAAGATATGCAAGCTGACTTGGGTCAATATGGTTATGCTGGCCAAGTAGGACAAAACCCTGTTCCTCCAGGTGGCGGAATGTTTAAAGTAGATTTCTTTTCAATTATTGACTCCTTGCCAGATCGATTTGATTTCGATAAGTTCGTTCGATATTGGGATAAAGCTGCCACACCTGATTCAGGGGCTTACACTGTAGGGGTTTTGATGGCAAGATTGAAAAACGGAAAATTTATAGTTGTGGATGTAGTTAGAGGTCAATGGTCAACGGAAAAACGAGAACAAATAATTCGTCAAACCGCTGAAGCTGATTCAACTTGGATAAAAGATTTTGAGATATGGATTGAGCAAGAACCAGGATCAGGCGGTAAAGAATCAGCTGAAGCCACAATACGTAATTTAGCTGGGTTTAAGGTTTTTGCCGAAAGACCACAAGGTGATAAAGTTTATAGAGCGGATCCATATAGCGTTCAAGTCAATAATGGTAATGTGATGCTATTGAGAGGCGATTGGAATAGAGTCTTTATTGAAGAACATCGCTTCTTCCCATTTGGAATGTACAAAGACCAAGTTGATGCAGCTGCAGGGGCATTCTCAAAATTAGCAAACAGAAAGGTGGCGAGGGTTTTTGGCAGAAGGAAGGAATAACCAATTGAAAACTTTGTCAACATTAGTAGCTCGTTCCATGTTAGCAACAAAATTAGGTTTTCAATATGGCGGCGAACGAGATGTTTACCGAACATTGGGGTATAAAAACACTTTAACTTTTGATGATTATTATTCCTATTACAGGAGACTTGACATCGCTAAAGCTATTATTGATCGACCAGTTGAAGCTACATGGCGAGGCGAATTCGGAATAGTTGAAGCTGATGATAGGGATACTCCATTAGAATTAGCTTGGGCAGAACTAGACAATCGATTAGGATTGAAATCACATTTTGTTAGGCTTGATAAGTTAGCTTGTTTAGGCAATTATGGGGTTTTGTTTTTAGGTTTCGACGATGTGAACAATAGAGAACAATTAAGAAATCCAGTCATACCTAGCAAAAATAGAAAACTGCTTTACATAAAGCCACTAGCCCAAAGAAACGCTGAAATAGAAACTTGGGAAACTGATACAACCAGCGAAAGGTATGGTTTACCTAAATTGTATCGTATTAGTATTACAGAGCCTGGAGGTAGCATAACAGAATTACCCGTCCATTACAGTCGAGTCATCCATGTTACCAGAGAACTGTTAGAATCGGAATGCGAAGGTGTTCCAGTGCTGGAAGCTTGTTTCAATCGATTGATGGATTTGGAAAAGCTGTTAGGCGGTTCTGCTGAGATGTTTTGGAGAGGAGGACGACCTGGTTATCATGGTAAGGTTGGAGAAGGTGCTCAGCTAAGCGAGGAAGAGGAAGAAGAGTTAATAGCTCAGTTAGATGAATATGAGCACAACTTGAGACGTTTCCTATTGACCCAAAATATCGATCTACAAACTTTAGCTTCACAAGTTGCCGATCCAACTTCTCATGTCGATATTCAAATACAAATGATATCAGCAGTTACAGGCATACCAAAGCGAATATTGACTGGTTCTGAACGAGGGGAATTAGCCAGCACTGAAGACAGAAAGAATTGGTTAGACTTGATAAAAACACGACGTGAAGAATATGCGGAAGCTCGCATTGTTCGTCCGTTTGTTGATCGATTGATCGAAGTTGGAGTTTTCCCGAAACCTGATGAATCTTATTCTGTGTATTGGGAAGATTTGTATGCTCAGTCAGATAAAGATAAGGCTGAAATAGGGAAGATCCGTTCCGACGCATTGAAAAATTACGCTTCAGCGCCTGGAGCTCAAGACGTCGTTCCATTGGAATCCTTCCTCGAATACTTTCTTGGTTTTGACTCTGATCAGGTAGAGGTTATGTTAGAGCAACGTAAAGCTATGATCGAAGAGGAAGAAAGAGCATTTGAAGAAGAGTCAACTATTGAAGAGTAGGAGTAGGGATAACTATGCCTAACTCAAAAGTCTTAAACAGATACGACCCAACTCAAACAACAACCTTACGCAATAATTTCGCTAGGGAAATGCGAAAACGGTTTTGCAAATTACGTGGGGTTATACGAAAAGCAATTGTAGATGAAGATTGTTTTGGTTTAACAAATAACAACCTAACTACTTTTGCTGAAATGACTACTCCAGGACGTGGGGCTTTCGCCTTTCCTACTTCCGCAGCTAAGGTTGACGCATTTATGGAATGGTTGGAAGAACAGGTAAATAGAGGTATATTGGAAACTGTAAGAATACCCCAATTAGGTCAACCAGTACAAAAGGCTTGGACTGATATTTATATAGATAGCGCCTACAGAAAAGGCGTTCATACAGCTAGACAGAAATTGATTCAATTCGGTTATAACGTGCCCAGTTTAGAAGAGACTGGTGGTATTGATGTTGTTATGCAACATCCTTTCCATGCTGATAGAGTTGGGCTACTGTTCACTCGTACATATAACGATCTAAAAAACATTACCAATGCTATGGACGGACAAATCAGTCGAGTATTGGCACAAGGCATGGCGGAAGGTAGAAACCCAAGACAAATAGCACAATTGTTAACTAAGACAATCTCTGGACCGGTTGGGGACTTAGGACTAACAGATACTTTAGGGCGATTCATACCAGCGCAAAGACGAGCAGAAATGTTAGCCAGAACAGAAATCATTAGGGCTCACCATGTAGCGACGATACAAGAGTATAGAAATTGGAAGGCTGAAGGCGTAACTGTTACGGCTGAGTGGAGTACTGCTGGAGACGGCCGCGTTTGTGAGGACTGTGCTCAACTTGAAGGTAGAGAATTTACATTAGACGAGATTGAAAACATGTTGCCTCGTCATACCAATTGTAGGTGCATAGCGCTACCTTTGGACAAGACAAAACGAGAGTAATTGAATGAGTGTAACAAATGGTTGTGTGAAAAATTCATAGATTATCGTATAATATAATTGATTGACTAATAGTAGTTTGTTAGATTTGATTTTTAAAGATTATTTTATAATCCAATTAGGAAAGGAGTGATAAAATGCCTTACCCAAACGAACATGCTTGCCGATTACGTCAACCTGGGGAATTCCAGGAAAACAGTTTTCGTCGAACCACAAGGGAACATAATGGAAAAGAATATTCGATCATAATGGGCAAGCTGAAAGGCGAAGATTCAATGACCGAGCAAGCTTATAGATATGATAAAGATATTTGGACAGCCTCTCAAGCTCGTAGTCACTGTCTTGATCATGACGGTAGTTTCGAAGCGGCCGAACCACAAACTGATAATGAGCAAACCGAAACATATCAATGCCACAAAATACAAGCCAACTATTACACAGTACGCTCAGAAATGCATGAAGGTAAAAAGCATCTAGTTGTTCCAGTTGTAATGATGGTGGAAGGAGTGCATAATGGAAGCCACGGACCACTTCTTCATACTATTTCGGAGTTAGGCAAGTTTCCGGAAGCATGGAACGGTATCCCCGTTTGTATCGGTCATCCACAAGAAAACGGAACGAGCATTTCAGCTAACTCCCCAGACATTATTGAATCCCAAACTGTAGGACGTGTTTACAATACTCACGTTGAAGGAACTAAGTTGAAAGCAGAAGCTTGGTTGGATGAAGAGAAATTGAAGAAGCTATCCCCTCAAGCATACGAATACATTAAGCAGGGTAGACCGCTTGATGTAAGCGTAGGGGTGTTTACAGAGGACGATTTTGTAGAAGGAGATTGGAACGGGGAAAGATATACAGCTGTAGCGAAGAATCATCGCCCAGACCATCTGGCACTTCTCCCCGGCGGTGTTGGAGCGTGTTCATGGGCTGATGGTTGTGGAGTAAGAGCCAACGAGAAATCGGAATGTACTATTATGGAAAGAACAAAACCAGTGAAAGGAGGAATAAAGATCATGGCGGAAGAAAAGAAAAAGTGTCCAAAAATCGCATTACTTATCAATAGCGAGCATTCACCTTTCGAAGAGAAAGATAGAGAGTTGCTCGAATCCTTCGATCAGGAGACAATTGATAAGATAGTCGCTCCTGTAGCTATTTTGGAGGCTCAAGACAAAAGAAAGGAAGAAGAGATGAAAGAGGAAAAGAAAGAGCCTCAAGTCAATGCAGAACAAGCAATACAGGTGCTGAAGGAAACTCTTAAGACCCCTGAAGAGTTCATTAAGATATTGCCTGAGGAAATGCAGGATCAGATGCGTTCAGGTTTAAAGCTTCACAAGGAATATCGTTCTCAACTTATCGAAAACATAATGACTAATTCTGATGTGTTCACCAAAGAAGAACTCGAAGCTAAACCTACAGATGAGCTTGAGAAGCTGTCCAAACTAGCTAAAGCCCCAGCAGATTATTCTGTTC